GGAACTAAATAATATCAATCTACGAGAAATTATGTATGGTGAAAGAATAGAAGCAATTGAAAACGAACTTACTCCTTTCGGTTTTTACGACGATGGGGAAGAACGAGACCCTTTGAACTTCTAAAAATGTGAAAAACATAAATAAAATGTAGACGAGATAATTGTCTAGGGTAAAACTTTATAAACAAGGAGAACAACAATGCCGTTTCAACTCTCTCCAGGCGTTGCAGTCGTAGAAAAAGATTTTACTTCAATTGTTCCTGCTGTTAGCACCTCAATCGGTGGTTTCGCAGGTACTTTCCAGTGGGGTCCAATTGAGGCTCCTACTACTGTTCCTAGTGAAAATGAGCTAGTGCGACAGTTTGGAAAGCCAGTTGATGGTAATGCTGATTCCTTCTTTACAGCTGCAAACTTCCTGTCATATACAAACAACCTATTGGTAGTACGTGCTGATACAGCAAATGCTAAAAATGCGGTTGCTCAAAAATCAGGCTCAGTAAGTGCTACAACTATTACTGAAGCAGGTTCAGGTTATACATCTGTTCCTACAGTAACCTTTGCTGCACCAGATATATCTGGTGGTACACAAGCAACAGGTACTGCAACAATATCAGGTGCTGGTATTACTGCAATTCCAGTAGCAGATGGTGGTACTGGTTATACTACCGCTACAGTAACAATTGCTGCTCCAGACCAATCTGGTGATAATGCAACAGCAACAGCAACAATTGCTGCTGGTGTTATTACTGGAATTACAATTGATGTAGCAGGTTCAGGATATACAACTGCCCCAACAGTAACTATTACTGGTGATGGAACAGGTGCTACAATCGGTACAGTTACCATTGGCACTTCTACAGTCACTGGGATTACAATTGTTGAAGCAGGTTCAGGATATTCAACAGAGCCAGCAATTACTATTGGTGCTCCTGATTCTGGAACAACTGCTACAGCGACATCAACAATTACTACTGCTGGTGTTAAAATTAAAAATAACGATACTTACATTACTTCATATCAAGCAGGTGAAGGTCTCTTCGGAGAATTTGCTGCAAGGTATGCAGGTGCATTAGGTAACTCTTTACAAGTTGTCATGATGGATAGTTCTTCTTGGAACAATGCATCTGCCACTTACAAAGCACAGTTTGATTCTGCTCCAGGAACTTCTGATTTTGCTGCTGCAGCAGGTGCGTCTGCGGACGAAGTACATATTCTTATCATCGATGAGGATGGTCTTTTCTCTGGAACTGCTGGTACTGTTCTTGAAAAGTTTGCCTTTGCTTCTAAAGCAAGTGATGCTAAGAAAAGTGATGGAACTAACAACTACTACAAAAGTGTAATTAACTCTCGTTCAGAATATATTTATTGGATGGATCATCCAACAGTAGGAACTAACTGGGGTTCAGCTGCATCTGGTGTTACCTTTACTGGTCTTGGTGCTTCTGGTACTATCGATAGTTCTTTAACTGGTGGTGTTGACGATTTTGCTACCACTGACGGTAATCTTCAAAATGCATGGATCCTTCTAGCAGACGATGCTGCTTATGATGTTAGCCTACTTGCTGCTGGTAAAGTTTCAACAACAACTGCTACTTACATCATTAACAACGTTTGTGAAGCACGTAAAGACTGTATGGTATTCATATCACCAATCAATACATCTACTAACGATGTTATTATTGGTAACGGTTCTACTGCTACTGATGCAATGATTACATACCGTAACAGTTTGCCATCTAGCTCTTATGCTGCAATGGACTCTGGCTACAAGTACCAATACGATCGTTATAACGATGTATATCGCTTCGTCCCACTAAATGGTGACATGGCTGGTCTTGCTGCTCGTACAGACTACACAAACGATGCATGGTTCTCACCTGCTGGTTTGAATCGTGGTCAAGTTAAGAATGTTGTTAAACTAGCAATGAACCCAACCAAAACAGACCGTGATGCTCTTTATAAGGCTGGTATCAACCCTGTTGTTACTTTCCCTGGAGATGGCACTGTTCTATTTGGTGACAAGACTCTACTTTCTAAGCCAAGTGCTTTCGATCGTATCAATGTCCGTCGCTTGTTTATCGTTCTTGAAAAAGCCATTGCTACTGCTGCTAAGTTCCAGTTGTTCGAATTCAACGATTCGTTCACTCGTGCTCAGTTCCGTAACTTGGTTGAACCATTCCTCCGTGACGTACAAGGTCGTCGTGGTGTAACAGACTTCTTAGTGAAGTGTGATGATAGCAACAACACTGGTGAAGTTATCGATCGTAACGAATTCGTTGCTGATATCTTCGTCAAACCTAGCCGTTCTATCAACTTTATCACTCTGAACTTTGTTGCTGCTCGTACTGGCGTTTCGTTCAGCGAGTTGACTGGTTAATAGAGTGAACATAAATAGATTAGAACAAAGGAGATAGAGAAATGGCAAATATTGCTGACTTTAAGGCACAAATGATCGGTGGCGGTGCACGTCCCAATCAGTTTCGTGTTGATTTAACATTTCCGTCTTATGTTGGTCTTGGTGCGATTGCTGGACAGAGGGCACAATTCCTCTGTAAAGCAGCACAGTTACCTGCTTCTACGATTGAGACCCTTCCAGTTCTCTATCGTGGTCGTCCAGTGAACTTTGCTGGTGAACGTACTTTCCAACCTTGGACGGTAACAATTTATAACGATACTACTTTCGGTATCCGTAATGCTCTCGAGCAATGGCAATCTGGTATCCAGAACTACAACACTACTGATGGTCGTACTAATCCTAGCGATTACCAAGTCGACTTGACTGTAACTCAGTTGGATCGTGGTGGTGCAGAAATCAAATCATACAAGTTTGTTGATGCGATGCCAACGCTAATCGGTGCAGTTGCACTAGATTACGAACAGCAAAACGCTATCGAAATGTTTGATGTTGAATTTACTTACAACTTCTTCACTTCTGATACAGGTGCAAGTTCTGGCTTTGGTCTCAACGTTTCGATTGATACTCCAGTCGGTACTTTCCCTCTATAAATAGAAGCGAAAGAAATTAACGTAGGGATATAGTATGGAATTATTTGGATTTGAAATAAAGCGTAAACAAGGCAAGGAGTTACCCAGTGTGGTGGCTCCTAATCCTGCGCAAGATGGCTCAACCGTAGTATCAACCAGTGTTGGAATAAATGCTGGGGGATACTTTGGTCAAGTCATGGACTTGGAAGGCGTTATCAAGAATGAAAACGATCTTCTTCGTCGTTATAGGCAGATTGCCCAATACGGTGACTGTGATACAGCAATTGAAAACATTGTTAATGAAGCAATTGTTTCAGTTGAAAAAGATCAGTCAGTAGAGATTATTCTTGATGATGTGAAAGTATCTGATGGTATTAAGAAAAAGATTCGTGACGAATTTCAAGAAATGCTTCGAATGTTTAAGTTCGAGCATCGTGGTCATGAAATCTTTAAGCAGTGGTATGTAGATGGTCGAATCTACTATCATGTCGTTTTAGATCCCAAGAGACCAAAAGATGGTATCTTGGAATTGCGCCAAATTGATCCACGAAAGATTCGTAGGATTAAAAAGGTACAACGAACAAAGAATGAAAAAGGTCTTGAGATCGTAAAGAATACAGAAGAGTATTATCTTTACAATGACAAAGGCATTAGCGAAC